CCCCTGACAAAGCTAAAATAAATAACCCACCTGCCCCAGTCGAACATAGAAATGGTGATTTTCATAATTTTTTTTGGAATAATGTTAAAAAAATGCTTAAAAACATTATATTTTCAATAAAAACATTAAAAAATCACTTAAAAATTTTTAGGGGCGACAATATAGATCCAAAATGAAATGAAATTAATGAAATGGAGATAAAAACAAATGGAAAAAAAGAAATCTTTAGAAGAAATGGAACAAGAAATATTAAAAAGAGCAAAAGAAAATGGTGTTGAAAATGAATATTTATTTTTGAATACATTTCACATATATAAAAATCAACTTAAGATACTTTCAGACCTTGAAAAGTCAATTGATGAAGACGGAATGCTTGTAACAAAAGAATATGTGAAGGGAAGAAAAAATGTTTATTCAAATCCTGCAATTACTGAATATAACAGGACCACACAAATTGCAAATAATACAGTTGCAACACTTTTAAAAATTATAAGAAACAGAAAAGATGAAGGCAACAACACAAATGCTGAAGATCCATTGTTTGAAGCAATAAATGGTGTTGATGAAGATGAATAAAGCCTATGAATATTGTAAAAAGTCAATTAGGTTAAAGACAACACCCAAATATGTAAAACTTCAAATGAAGGAATTTATAAGTATTTGTGAAGGTAAGAATGATAAATATATTATAAGTAATAAAAAAGTAAGACAAGTTGAAAATATCTTGAAACTTCTTATAATGCCAAAAGGATTAAAAGCAGGAAAATCATTATATGAATGTACTTGTGGGTATCAGTGGTTATTTTACATTGCTATATTTTGCACAGTTTACAGAGATAACCCAAACAAAAGAAGATATGAAACAGGTGTGCTTGAAATATGCAGAAAGAATTTTAAAACATATACAATTGCAACAATGTTTATAATTTTATTCTTAACAGAGCCACAATTTAGCAAGTTTTTCAGCATAGCACCTGACGGTGCATTAAGTAGGGAAATAAGGGAAGCAATAAGTGAAACAATAAGATCAAGTCCTTTAGTATATGAACATAATAATAAAAAAAGATTTAAGATTTTAAGGGATTATATATTATTTCAGCCTACAAACATTCAATACATACCATTAAGTTATTCAACAAGTAGAATGGACGGACGTCTTCCAAATGCATTTATCTGTGATGAAACAGGTGCATTGCCTATAAGTTACCCAATTGAAGCAATGCGTTCAGGACAGTTAAATATTTTAAATAAATTAGGGTTTATAATTTCAACCAAATACCCAACAATTGATAATCCATTTGAAGATGAAGTTTCATATTCAAAAAAAGTATTAGATAAAATTGAAAAAGATGAAACAAGATTTTCTTTATTATATGAGCCTGACAAAATAAGTGGTTGGGAAACAAATGATTTAATATTACAACAAAGTAATCCAGTTAGTTTGGAAATCCCTGAAATATGGGAAGACTTAATTAAAAAAAGAGCCTATGCAATAGCAGTTGAAAGTGCAAGGGAAAATTTTGTTACAAAACATTGTAATATAGTTTATCAAGGTGTTGGAACAGAAACTTACATTGATGTTAAAGATGTTCAAAAATGTAAAGTTACAAATATTGAATGGCAAGATAAAATTGTTTATCTTGGTGTGGATTTATCAGAAACAACAGATAATACAAGTGTTACAATGGTTGCAGTTGATGATGACAACAAAGTTTTATGTGAAAGTTTTGCATTTATTCCTGAAGGTAGAATTGAAGAAAAAGCAATTAGTGAAAAAGTTGATTATCAAAATTTAGTTAAAACAAAAAATGTTATTGCCTGTGGTGATAGGGTAATTGATTATAAGGTTGTTGAAGATTTTATTTTAAGTTTAGAAGAAAAATACGGTGTGCAGATTCAAGCAATTGGTTATGACAGAAGAAACGCAATGTCAACTGCACAAAAACTTGAAAGTGCAGGTTATAACCTTGTTGAAATAAGACAACATTCAAGTGTACTTCACGCACCAACAAAATTATTAAAAGAAAAAATCTTAAATACAGAATTTGAATATACAGAAAATAAATTATTAGAAATAAATTTTCAAAACTCAAAATGTACTTATGACACAAATAAAAATTTATATGTAAATAAGAAAAAGTCACGTGGTAAAGTTGATATGGTTGTAAGTTTAATAAATGCAATGTACTTATTAGAACAAGATTACTTCTTAAATCAAGGTGATTTTGTAATACAAATTTTATAGGGGTAAATTATGAATAATATAAAAGTAAGTGTTATAATTCCTGTTTATAATCAAGAAAAATTAATAATAAAAGCAATTGAAAGCATTCCAAAAAGAAGTGACATTGAAATAATTGTTATTGATGACGGATCAACAGATAACACGTGGAATGAATTGATCAAATATACAAATGAAAATGAAGAATTAATTAACTTTGTACTTTTATACAATGAAGAAAACAAAGGTGTTGCATATACAGTCAATAAAGGTTATGACAGTGCAATGGGTGAATATGTTGTTCTTCTTGGAAGTGATGATTACTTTTATACAGACAAGTTTAATGAAATAATTAAACAATTAGACGGAACAGATTTAATATATTTTAATTTACAAATTAATGACGGTACTATATGGAGAATAACAGAAGAAAACAAAGACTTTTACTGTGGATCAGTTAAATTTATGCGAAATAATTTTATTGGTGATACAAGATGTCCTGAAGAAAAAAGACAAGGTGAAGACAGGGTTTTTTATAATGAATTATTAAAGAAAAACCCAAGTGAAAAGTTTACGGACATAACAGTTAAACATTATAACTTCCCACGTAATAACAGTCTTACAGACTTGTTTTTTAAGGGGTTGATTTAATGGGTGATAAAAATATTTTAGTCAGCATTATTACACCATATTATAAACCATTATTTCAAACAATGAAACTTGCAAAAGTATTAATACCACAATTAAATGATAATATTGAATGGATTATAATTGATGACGGTTGTAATCAATATGAATTAGATAAGTTAAACGCAAAAGTAATACATCTTGAAAAAAACAGTGGTGGTGCTAGTGTTCCAAGAAATGTTGGTTTAGATAATGCAAAAGGAAAATACATTTTATTCATTGATAGTGATGATATGATTTCAAATGATTATATAAAAGTTATTATGAATAAATTAAATGAAGACTTTGATTATTGTTATATAAGTTGGAAGTCAGATTTTTGTGATGTAATAATAATAGACAAACCACCCCAATGGAATTGTTGCATTTGGAACTGTATATATAAAAGAGAATTAATAGGTGATAACAGATTTGATCCAAACTTAATTATGGCAGAAGATTATGATTTTAATAAAAGGGTTAGAAAAGGCAAATATACAAGTATCACAGAAATAATTTATTTTTATAATAATAACCCAAATTCATTAACTAAAAGGGGAAAAGTATATGCAGGAAGTTGAATATAAAAATATATTTTATTTTAGTAATATAAATAGAATTGGTGGTGTTGAAAGTTTCTTTTATTATCTTGTTAAAAAATATCAAGATTATGACATTGTTATATTTTATGATACAGGTGATATAAACCAAATACAAAGACTTAAAAAATATGTTAGGGTGAAAAAATATAATGGTGAACATATAAAATGTGAAAAAGCATTTTTTAATTATACTTTTAATATTATCAATAATGTTGAAGCAAAAGAATATATACAAATTATTCATACAGATTACAAAGAACAAAAATTATCATTTACACCAAATCCAAAAATTACAAAATATATTGGTGTAACTCAAATTGCTTGTGATAGTTTCAAAGAATATACAGGCCTTGACTGTGAACTTTGTTACAACCCAATAGACATTGAAAAACCTAAAAAAGTATTAAATTTAATCAGTGCAACAAGATTAACAAAAGAAAAAGGAAAAGACAATATAATTAAATTTGGAAAACTTTTAAATGAAGCAGGTATTCCATATTTATGGACCATATTTACAGATGATCCAAAAGTTATTAATAATCCAAATATAATTTATATGAAACCAAGACTTGATATTGTTGATTATATTGCAAATGCAGATTTCCTTTGTCAGTTGAGTAAGGCAGGTGAAGGTTTTGGTTATACAACTGTTGAATCACTTTCAGTTGGAACACCTGTAATTGTTACAGAAAATAAAGCATTCCTTGAAATAGGTGTTAAGGACGGTGAAAATGGATTTGTTCTTGATTATGAATTAAATAATGTTGATGTTAAAAAGATTTATGAAAGTAATTTAAAAAATAAATTTAAATACAAAGTTCCTTCAGATAACTGGAAAAAATTATTGGTAGAAGGTGAAAATACTTATAAAGAAGACTTGAAAAAAATAGTAAAAGTTAAATGCAAAAAAGATTATTATGATTTGCAATTTAATAAAATGATGACAACAAAAGATGATCCATATGAAGTCAATAAAATAAGGGCAGAATATTTGGAAGAATTAGATCTTGTTATAATAGTTGAATAAAAAGGGGGTGAAAAAATGGGATTATTTGATTTTATTAGGAAAAGAGATGAAACAGAAACAAGGACAACACTAACTACAAGTCAAACTGAAACAACACCTGTGGTTAATGATTTATTATTACAGGCCTTAATGAGTGATAACCCAATAACACGTGAACAAGCACTTACAGTTCCAACAGTTTCAGGTGCAGTTGATTTTATATCAAATACAATTGCAAGTATGCCTGTTAAATTATTTAAAGTTAAGCAAGGCAGGGTTGAAGAAGTTGAAGGTGATACAAGAACAAAGTTATTAAATGGGGACACAGGTGACACATTAGACGCATTTCAAATGAAAAAGGCAATGGTTGAAGATTATTTGCTTGGAAAAGGTGGTTATGCTTACATAAGAAGGGACAGAAACAATGTCACAGGTTTATTTTATGTTAAAGACATAAGAATTACTGCATACCCAAACTTTCAACCAATTTTCAAAGACTTTTACTTAATTGTTGAAGGTCAAACATATCAACCATATGAGTTTTTAAAAATATTAAGGGCAACAAAGGACGGTGCAACAGGACGTGGTCTGACTTGGGAAGTTTCAACTGCACTTCAAACTGCATATCAAACATTAACATATCAATTAGGATTAGTTAAAACAGGTGGAAATAAAAAAGGATTTATTAAATCACAAAATAGATTAACACAAGACGCAATTGACACATTAAAAACTGCTTGGGCAAACTTATACCAAAATAACACAGAAAATGTTGTTGTATTAAATCAAGGGTTAGAGTTTCAAGAAAGTTCAAGTTCAAGTGTAGAAATGCAATTAAATCAAAATAAAAAGACACTTGCTGATGAAATAAATGATATATTCCACATTCATAAAGATAATCCAGACTTAACATTTAAAGAAGCAATATACCCAATTGTAAGAGCATTTGAAACTGCATTAAATCGTGATTTATTACTTGAAAAAGAAAAGAAAAATATGTTCTTTGAATTTGATGTTAAGGAAATATTAAGGGCAAATATAAAAGAACGTTATGAAGCATATGATATGGCCTTAAAGTCAGGTTGGAAGACAGTTAATGAAGTAAGAAAAGCAGAAAATGAAAATTATATTGAAGGTATGGACGTTCTTAATGTTGGTCTTGGTGCAGTTTTATATGATACTAACACACATCAATTCTACACACCAAACACAGATACAGTTTCAACCTTTGAAAAGGAAACTGAAGAAGTTATTCCAACAGATAATACAGAATTATTTGATTTAGATGAAGAAGCAACAAAAGGTTTAGAAAATGTTATAAGTGAAGGGGGTGAAAGTATTGAAAATTAATGTTAGAGCAGACACCGTTGAAATATCAGGTTATGTTAATGCAGTTGAACGTAACAGTAAGCCTTTAATGTCAAGAATAGGTCAGTTCATAGAAAGAATTTGTAAAGGTGCATTTAAAAAAGCAATTCAAAGGAATAATGACATACATATTCTTTTAAATCATAATTGGGAACGTGATCTTGGATCAACCAAAGAAGGAAACCTTGAACTTAATGAAGACAATATTGGTTTATTTGCAAGGGCAACAATTAATGATCCTGAAGTGGTGCAAAAAGCAAAAAATGGTGACTTGGTGGGTTGGTCTTTTGGTTTTGCAGACAGGGACGTTCAAAATTCACTTGAAAATGGTATTCCAACAAGAGCAGTTAAAGATTTAGACCTTTATGAAGTTTCTATTTTAGACAGAACAAAATCACCTGCCTATGAAGGAACACTTATAACTGCACGTGCAGAAACAAATGAAATCCATTTTAGGGGTGCAGATTTTATTGATGAAGTAAATGTATCAGTTGAAGAAGAAAAAGACCTTAAAACGGAAACTGACGAAGATAAACCACAAGAAGAAACAAAAGATGACATAATTGAAAAACAGGAAGAAAATAATTTAAGGCTTGAACAACAAGATGTTGTTGAAAATAAAGTT